GGTACCACACTATTAGATTACAAAACATCCAAGCGATATGGACCATATTTACCAGAGGATTACTACAGACAGCTTATCATTTACGCATTTTTATACACATTAGAGATGGGAGAGATGCCAAAATTCGTAGGAGTAAGTTATTTGAGGTTCGATGACACATTTTATGTCAAAGTTAACCAAGGAGTATTAGACGAGGCCAAGGAATTAATCAAAATGGTACATGATTGTCTGAAAGAAAGGATGGAAGTTGAAGAGAATTATGAACAAAAACCACAAAATCTATGCAAATGGTGTTCTTTCTACAAAGGTAATGGTGGTACTTGTGATGTACAGATACCTAAATGGAAACCAAAAGGTAAAACATACAAAAAGTCTACAGTTAAGAGTGAGAACGCGGTATTATCAGAAGAAGATTTCCTTGCATACTCTGATGCTCCAGATGAACAAGGTATGATTATAGGAAAGGTAGACGAAAGTAAGCCTGTAAAGACTGCGGTTGTGTATGATGATTAGTCATATATGAACGTAAGCTTTATATACTAGGACATCCTACAATATTGCATGGCGCGCGACGATTATGGTGCCATCTCTGTGATTTCTGACGAGGAACGAGAAGCTTTAGGCTTAAGAGGTGGCAGAAAACCTGATGAAGAAGACGAAGAAGGTCTTTTTGAAACCATCGGGAAAGCAGGTGACAAACTAGGTGAAACTAAAGTAGGTAAAAAGATTGGTTCAATCTTAACAGTTTTAATGTTAGCCTTTTTTGGTGGAGGTGGAGATTTAGGTGCCATACAAGACATTTTCGGAGGAGAGGAAGAGCCCATATCAAAGGGTGGATGTATGGACGTTTCAGCTGTCAATTTTAAAAGTGATGCAACTTTTGATAATGGTAGTTGTGTATTCCCTCCCCCTGTTGTGTATGGATGTACTAACCCCGAAGCGGACAATTATAATAGCCAAGCTACCCATGATAATGGTAGATGTCAGTTTCTTGGTGGACCAGTAGATAATGGTACAGGAAACGAAACACAAACGAATAACACAGTGTACGGATGTATGGATATAGAAGCTAATAATTATAATGATAGAGCAGAAGAAGATGACGGCTCTTGTGATTATGAAGAGGAATATACTTGTGCTCCTAACGCAACTTACTTTTATAATGGTATGGAATTTGGAAATTATTCTAGAGATAGCAACTCTTTAAATATAACAGTTGATATAGATACAGATTGTGACCAAGAACCTTTACCTGTTATGGTATATTATGACATAGGTCATATGAAAATAAACGAAGATAATGAAACTGTATGGAATGGTTATATGTATAATAACTATTTCTTTAATGTTACTGGGTGGGAAGGTAACGAACACAAATTAAGTTCTGGACCAGAATACTTTACAGAACCTTATACTGGATGGTATATGGTATATGTTAACTTATATGCAGACTGGGATTATGATGGTGTATATGATTATGTAACATACTTTTACATCGAAGAAATAATACTGGAGGAAGAATGATAAATGATGCCCATGATAGAAATACTAGAAGTATTAGCTATTCTAATGGCAGTATTCGGAGTAACTTTAATGGGTCTAATTGTACTCAGAGTTATAATAAATGCTACAGGAGGATTAATACCTTCTATGAAAGTAAAATTACCATCTCTACCAAAGAGAAAACCAAAACCGAAAAAGGAGGAAACTAAAATGGCAAGAACAGATAAAAATAGTGGATTGCAAAAAGAAGACACGACGTTTAACGACGTTTTTATGTTTTTAATAGCTGTACCTTTAGTTCTGCTCTGGACTTTATTTGCAGGATACGTTATTTGGACAGGACTTAAAACTCCATCAGTATTAGCAGATATAGAATCTTACACAACTCTAATAGCAATATTAGGTGGGCCAGCCCTACTTATTATTAAAGATGCTTTAGATGTGTGGAAAACAGAACAAGCAACTAAAAGTGCGTTCTATCAAACAAAAGCTCAAGCAGTTATTGATATGAACATGGCACACCAAAAGCAAATACACGACCAAGAAAGAAAACACCAAGAACAAATGCACTTAATAGAACAAAACGAACAAGCACATCATCATGGTGTTAAACCAAAACTAAGCAAGAAGTAAGGTAAATAAATATGGAAGCTAGATACTGTAAGCACTGTGGACGCAAATTAAAACCTAGTGATACCACTAGGTGCATGCAGTGCTTCCTAGATGATGGCGGAAGAATAATGCAAACGAAAAGGAGATATTAAATGGCACCAAGAAAAAAGACAACAAGGAAAAAAACACCAGCAAAGAAAAAGACTAAATCTACAGTAAACAAAGCAGGTAATTACACAAAACCTACTATGCGCAAAAGATTGTTTAATAGAATTAAAGCAGGCAGCAAAGGTGGAGCAGCAGGTCAATGGTCTGCACGTAAAGCACAGATGCTTGCCAAAGCTTATAAAAAAGCAGGTGGAGGTTACCGATAATGGTTTTAAAGAAATCCCAAAAGTCTCTTAAGAAATGGGGAAAGCAGAAATGGGGATATGTTACAAAGGCTGATGCAAAAAAGCCTAAATCAAAAAGAGGAAGATACCTTCCTAAGAGTGTAAGAGCTAAAATGACTAAATCACAAAAAGCAGCAGCTAATCGTAAGAAACGTAAAGCTGGTGGAGTTGGTAGTCGCGCTAAATACTCTAAAAAGGTAAAAAAAGCAGTAAGGAGAGCTAAATAATGGCATACAAAGTAAAGAAAAAGAAACCGATGAAGAAAAAGAAGACAACCAAGAAAAAAGGTAAATATGGCTACTGAAAAGGTTAAAGGAGTTAGTTTAGGTGGTCTTAATAAAAGACAACAAACAGCTATGAAAAGACATGGTCAACACCATACTGCTAAACATTTAAGAGCTATGGTTGTAGCTATGAAAAAAGGAGAGACTTTTACACAGTCTCATAAAACAGCGATGAAAAAGGCAGGTAGATAAAATGGCACCAAAGAAAAAGAAAGATGCAAAACTAACGAGAGCAGGAGTATCAGGTTATAATAAACCTAAGAGGACTCCAAACCATCCTAAAAAGTCACATGTAGTTGTGGCAAGAGAAGGTGGTAAGACTAAACTCATTAGATTTGGTCAACAAGGGGTTAAAACAGCAGGTAAACCTAAGAAAGGAGAATCTGCAAGACAAAAAGCCCGAAGAAAGAGTTTTAAAGCACGACATGGTAAGAATATAAAGAAAGGAAAAATGTCTGCTGCTTATTGGGCTAATAAAGTTAAGTGGTAAGCTTTATATACTAGCACTGCTTATGTATTATGGTGGCTCTCTAGCAGACCACAGAACCACAGAAATTAACGCATAATGCGTCTTCTGAGGGCCACACAAAAAAAGGAGAAAAGATTAATATGTGCTGTT